GTATATTCTACTAATAATTCAGATGGAGTTTATGGTGGGGGGAAATTTGCAATAAGAAATGTAACAAATGATGTTTATGCATTAGCAATAACTTCCACAGGCAATGTATTAATAGGAACTACTGATGATGGAGGAAGGCTTGTATCTTATTCTACAACTGCTGCAACACAAATCAAAGCAGCAGGAACTGCACCTGCAATTACTTTTAGCAACACAGTTCTTTCACCAACAATAGGAGGTGTATTAGGTGCGTGTACCGCTTCAAGTCAATTTTTAACAGGAACTGCTTCAGGAGATATGGTATTAGCTAATCAGTTTAGTGGTTTTAGGCTTTATGTTGCATCTTATAGCGGTGGAGTTTATTTAACAAGTGGTGCAACATCTTGGACTGCTAACTCGGATATTAGACTTAAAAACATAAATAGTCATATTGAGAACGCAGTAGAGAAATTATCTACCTTGCAGACCATAAACTTCTCTTATAAAGATGACAAGTTTAAAAAACAAAATCTTGGTTTAATAGCACAAGAGGTAGAAAAGATATTCCCTGAATTAATTGATAAAAATGGTGATGGAATGTTAGGGGTAAGATATACGGAATTAGTACCTGTTTTAATTAAGGCGGTACAAGAATTAAAAGCAGAAATAGAAACTTTAAAAATAAAATAATATGAAAGAAATTCAACCAATTCAAATGTGGCAAAATGGTGTATTTGTAGAAGCAATCTACTTAAACGCTTATGCAGTAAATGTAACTTTAGGAACAAGTGCAGTATTTTGTTATAACATCCTAGATGCTGCTCAACAAAGATTACAAGATGGTAACTTAACAATGACAGGTGAAGCGTACACTCAATGGACAATAGATAGTTACGCTTGGGATTGGGTAGCTGAACAATTAAACCTTACAATTATAGGCGATTATATACCTCCTGTTGAAGATGCAAAATCAAGTAGTATTTAAATAATAAAATAAAATAAAATGGCAAAAACAATTGAACCAATTTCTTCTTGGCAAAACGGAGAAGAAAAGCAAGCAACAGTATTTGTATTAACTTCTTCTTATGATAATTTAGCTACAAGTGCAAATTTTCAGTATCAGTTAAACGAGTCTTTACCAAATCCAAATCCAAATCCACTTTATCCTATGTATAATAATTTGGTAAATGGTTCATTAACTATGTCGGGACAAGATTACTTGGATTGGGATGCCGCTACAGATGCTAACGAATGGGCATATACTTGGGCTGCAACGCAATTAAAACTTGTAATTATTCCTGATGAAACTATTGCATAGTTCAATAAATATTCATTACTTTTACATAACTATGCATAAGCATAGTTATATTAACTAAATCAAATCAAATGAAGTACAAAGACCTAAACATCCTAGTGGCGTCAATTAATGCCGTTATTGGTGGTCAAGAGACCAAAATTCAGAAAAAGTTATTTAAGTTGTACGAGAAGGTTAAGCCTGCTCACGAATCTTATCAGGCTCAAGTAGAGGAATTGCGTTTAGACAATGCTGCTACTGACGATAAGGGGGTATTAATAATGGATGAAAAAAATGGTTACAAATTCAATAAGGAAGGCGTTAAAAAGCTAACCAAAGACGTTGAGGCTTTAAACGAAAAAGAATTTGACTTTAAGCCTATTGAAGTTATTAACACCAATGGATTGGAAAAGTTCACATTCTTAAAAGATTGGACTACAGGTATTGAATTTATTGAAGAAGAAGAGGAAGAACTATAATGGACATTCGTAAAATATCAATAGGACCTGACTACAAAGGCGGTGCTATGCACTATATTGTAGGTCAGAAAATTCTTGGCGATACTAACGAAATTCATCTTATTAGGATTAATCCTGAGAAAGAGTCTATCCAAATCTTTATCATTAACGAGAAGGCGGAGGTGGTGCTTTGGAAAGAGTTTACCTCCACCATTCCTATATCAATTGAATATAACATCAATATCTAATGCAGTCTCCATTCTATTTCATAGCTAAACCTGTGAATGGAAGAAGGTACGACAATACAAAAGAGATAGGAGGCGTTGACTTGATTGTCAGCACTTCTGAGGAAGACCATAAGTTTTCCAACCGATTTGCAGAAGTCGTTGAACTTCCATTGGGTTACAACGGTCCTATTAGGGCAGGTGACACTTTACTTGTGCACCATAACGTATTCAAGTTCTATAACGATATGCGGGGTAGGCAAAAAAGCGGTAAGTCATTCTTTAAAGACGACCTATTCTTTATTGAGACCGAGCAGTTCTATATGTATAAGCACGACTCCACGTGGAACGCTTACGACAGATATTGCTTTATCAAACCTGTACCTGCAACAGAGAGTTATATTAAAAAGCCATTCTCAGAAGAACCCCTAATGGGTGTAATGAAGTATCCTAACGAGTATTTACTTGAGCGTGGTATAAAAGCAGGCGATATGGTATGCTTTTCTCCTGATAGCGAATACGAGTTTACAGTAGATGAAGAAAAATTATATAGAATGTATGACCATCAAATAACAATCAAATTATGAATCTAATAACATTCGACAACATTATTAAAGACCCATTATCCTATGTATCAGATATACACTTGCACGAATTTCAAGACGTGGCAGACGGGGAGCACACTTTCAGAAACATTCAACCAAGGGATAGTAACGATGAGTTTGCCTTATACGTCACTAATTTATTTCTTGGTTACAAGGTAGACCTAAACTTTATTCGCAAGTCACCACTCCATCAAGAAGAACCAAACTTTGTTCATACAGATGAAATGATGGGTGATATAACCTGTCTTTTGTATTTAAATGAGCAGGCACCGGAGGATGACGGGACTACCATTTATGATGAGGAGAAGAAGCCATTACTTACAATGTACTCTAAGTTTAATCGTATGATAGCTTTTAACGCAGAGGCTCCACATTCACGCAATATTTTTGATAACTTTGGAGAAGCAGAGTCTGCAAGGTTGGTACAGATAATTTTTTTAAAAGCTAAGTAATGAGAGACACTAAAGAAATAAAGCTACGCATTATTGAAGCGGGATATAAAGCTGTTAGTCATCTTATAAAAGTGGCTGAGGAAGATATTATTAATACTGAGTCAGATACAGATGTATCAGCAGATAAGATGAAGAACGCAGCAGCGGCTAAGAAGTTAGCCATATTTGATGCGTTTGAGATACTAAGTAGAATAGAAACGGAGAAAGAAAATTTGGATTCCGCAGACAGAGGAATAAATAAAACAGATACAAAACAAGGATTTGCAGAAAGAAGGTCAAAGCAATAGTTTATGCCGTATAGTTGAAAGTCATATACCGGCTTCCGTCATCTCTAATAAAAATAGAGTGAGGTCGTGGTTGTATGGTTATAATCCTCAGTACGATATTGTTGTTATCTCAAAGACCGGACAGATAGGGCAGGTAGTAGAGATAGAGGGATTATTTATTGCTCTTCCTGCTACACCCGATAAGTGTCTTCAAAGACACTCCACTAAAGCAGAACAGTATTGGGAGCGTCAAGACCTCCCACGTGAGTTGTTTAAAATACAATCAATATTTCAGTGGAACGAAAAGCCAAAAGAATTTAAAGACCGTTGGGTTGATTATATTGAAAAAGAATTTGACTACAGGGAACAGGGATATTGGTTTATGAACAATGGTGTTAAAACCTACATAACCGGTTCTCATTATATGTACCTGCAGTGGTCAAGTATTGACATAGGCTATCCTGACTTTCGGGAAGCAAATAGAATATATTGGATATTTTGGGAAGCCTGTCGTGCTGACGCAAGGTCATTTGGAATGATATACCTAAAGATTAGACGTTCGGGATTCTCGTTTATGTCATCTTCTGAGTGTATCAACATAGGTACGCTCGCACGTGACGCACGTATAGGTATCTTATCTAAGACGGGTGCCGATGCTAAAAAGATGTTCACAGATAAGGTTGTCCCCATTAATAGTCGACTTCCTTTCTTTTTTAAGCCAATAATGGATGGTATGGACAAGCCAAAGACTGAGTTGGCGTTCAGGGTTCCTGCATCTAAGATTACTAAGAAGAATATGTACGAAGCCAACGCCAATGAGATTGACGGATTGGATACATCAATAGATTGGAAGAATACCGAAGACAACTCCTATGATGGAGAAAAGCTACTCTTCTTGGCTCACGATGAGTCAGCCAAGTGGACTAAGCCTGTAAACATTAAAGAGAATTGGCGTGTAACTAAAACGTGTCTTAGGTTAGGTAGTAAAATTATTGGTAAGTGTATGATGGGTTCAACCTCTAATGCTTTAAGTAAAGGGGGACAGAACTACAAAGATATTTACGAGGATTCAAATGTAAAGATTCGTAACGCCAACGGACAGACTAAAAGTGGCTTATATGCCCTGTTTGTACCTATGGAGTGGAATATGGAAGGATTCATTGATAGATATGGTCATCCTGTATTTCGCAAGCCTGTTGAGGCTGTAATGGGTGTGGATAACAATTGGATTATAAATGGAGCCATTGATTATTGGGAAGCGGAGGTAGACTCGTTAAAGAGTGATGCTGATGCATTGAACGAATTTTATCGTCAGTTCCCACGCACAGAGTCTCACGCTTTTAGAGATGAAAGCAAGCAGGCTTTATTTAATTTAACCAAACTATATCAGCAGATTGACTATAACGACTCAATGATTAAGGGACAATACCTTACTCGTGGATTATTCTCGTGGAAGGATGGTATAAAAGATACTCAGGTAATATGGACGCCTGATACTCGTGGTAGATTTAATATTGCTTGGGCACCACCTAAGCATATGCAAAATAATATTCACATACGCAATGGAATTAAGTATCCCGGTAACGAACATCTTGGTTCATTTGGTTGTGACTCATATGACATCTCAGCCGTAGTTGGTGGACGTGGTTCTAATGGTGCACTGCACGGTATGACTAAGTTCCATATGGATGACGCTCCTGTTAATCAATTTTTTTTAGAATATATTGCTCGTCCACAAACAGCAGAAATATTTTTTGAAGAAGTGTTAATGGCTTGCATATTCTACGGAATGCCTATCTTAGTGGAGAATAACAAACCAAGACTTTTATACCATATAAAAAATAGAGGATACCGAGGTTTCTCTGTTAATAGACCGGATAAGCAAATGGCTAAGTTAACAAAGACTGAGCGTGAGTTAGGAGGTATTCCAAACTCATCAGAAGATGTAAAGCAAGCACACGCTTCTGCAATTGAGTCTTACATTGAGAAATTTGTAGGATTAGATTTAGAAGCAAAATATAGAGACCCTGAGGAGATGGGCACAATGCCATTTACAAGAACACTTGAGGATTGGGCGAGGTTTGATATAAATGACAGAACAAAATTTGATGCGTCTATTAGTTCAGGATTATGTATAATGGCAAATCAAAAGCACTTATATATGCCGGAGAAAAAAGAATCAAATTTAATTATTAACTTTGCTAAGTACAAAAACGATGGAACAACAAGTCAATTAGTTAGATGAAAAATGTAACAATACAAATAAATGCCACATCTTTTCCAAGTCAATTAGCAACTGATGCGGAAAGAGCATCTGATGAATTTGGTTTGCAGGTGGGGCAAGGCATACAATATGAGTGGTTTCGTAAAGATGGTAACTCTTGTAGGTACTATAGCCAATGGAGAGATTTCCGTAGGTTAAGGCTATATGCAAGAGGTGAACAGCCTATTGGTAAATATAAAAATGAGTTAGCTGTTGATGGCGATTTGTCTTATTTAAATTTAGATTGGACTCCCGTTCCTATTATTCCAAAGTTTGTTGATATTGTTGTTAATGGAATGTCTGATAGGCTTTTTAAAGTTAAAGCGTATGCACAAGATGCAATGTCTCAAGCTAAAAGAAGTAAGTATCAAGATATGGTTGAGTCTCAGATGGTATCAAAAGATATTTTAACAACAATAAAAGAGAAGACAGGTGTTGATACATTTATGATGGACCCTGAGCAACTTCCTGAAACAGACGAAGAGTTGTCTTTGTATATGCAGCTTAAGTTTAAGCCTGCTATTGAGATTGCAGAAGAAGAAGCAATAAATACTATTTTTGATGAGAATCATTATGATGATTTAAGAAAAAGACTTGACTATGATGCAACAGTAATTGGTATTGAGGTTGCAAAACACGAATTTTTACAAGGTACAGGCGTTCAGATTTCATATGTTGACCCTGCTAATATTGTTTATAGCTATACTGAAGACCCATTCTTTAAAGATTGTTTTTATTGGGGTGAGATTAAAACGCTTCCAATAGGGGAGTTGATGAAGATTGACCAATCTTTAACTAGAGAAGATTTACAAGAAATTACACAATACAGCCAAGCGTGGTATGATTATTATAACGTATCACAGTTTTCTGAGAACAGTATGTTTAATCGTGATACTTGTACTTTATTGTATTTTAATTATAAGACCACTAAAAAAGTAGTTTACAAAAAGAAAACTTTAGAGGGTGGCGGTTCTCGTATTATTGAGAAAGATGAAACTTTTAATCCTCCTACCGAAATGATGGAGGAAGGAAATTTTGAGAAGATAGAGAAGACTATTGACGTTTGGTATGAAGGTATTATGGTAATGGGTACCAATATTTTATTGCAATGGAAACTTTCTGAGAATATGGTTCGCCCTAAGTCAGCATCTCAACACGCATTACCAAACTATGTAGCTTGTGCTCCACGTATGTACAAGGGAGTTATTGAGTCATTATGTAGAAGGATGATACCATTCGCTGACTTAATTCAGATTACCCATTTAAAATTACAACAAGTTATTGCTCGTACAGTTCCGGATGGTGTCTTCATTGATGCTGATGGTCTAAACGAGATTGACCTAGGTACGGGTAACGCATACAATCCTGAGGACGCTTTAAGATTATACTTCCAAACGGGTAGTGTAATTGG